AAAAATTTTTTAAAAATAATTGCAAAAATATTTGGAAATGTCAAATATTTGTTGTATATTTGCATTAAGAAAAATGAAGATAGTAGAAACATAATATGGAATCTTCATTTTACGAGGTCTAAAAATTTCATTAACCTCCCTGCTGTGAAGTACGGAGGTTTTAAAAAGCAAATTCTCATAATCATAATACATTAGTCCATAAAGATTTAGGTTAAACATAGATTTCTTCAAAAATGGTTTGAAACTGCTAATCGACGGGTTAGCAGTTTTTTAAAACCAATAGAAAATAAATCCTACGATGGATGAAAAATAGTTTCTACACATATTGAGAAGATATACTATATATTAAGAAGATATACTATTACACCTTGTACTTCGTCCAAGGTGAAAAATTAAAATTATGAAACCATTTTTGAAAATTGACAAAAGAGTTAAGGAATTGAATGATTCACAAGCTTTCATCTATTTGATGATTGTGTATAGCAAATTCCAAAATAAACAAGTAAACAGAAGATATTTAGCAGAAACATTAGGCGTTTCCAGTAAAGAGTACATATCCGATTTAATTTCTGAAATTGAGAAAGTTGGACTTTTAACAAGAGCAAACCATTTCAGTAATTCTTATAAGGAAGGCAGAATTGATGTCAAATTAGATTGAGTCCTATCTTATGAGAATTTTTATGAAGTCGATGTTGATTTCGTTAGAGATCGTTCTATTGATTCCAGATCAAAGGGTTTTATCATTCGTTATAGATGTCTTGCTTTCGATGATACTTTAGTAGTTTCTTATAACAAGAAAGATTCTGCTAAATTACTTGGTGTTTCTACTCCAACTTTGCGTAAGTACTCAAAGATTATTGAGAGTAATAATGTTATGTCTTATTTCAGAAAACAAGTAATCAAGCAGGAGATAAGCGATGCTCAATTAGAAGAAATTGAAGTATTTGCTGAATCTTTTAAAGAGAAAACCAAAACACATAATGAGAGAGACATAACAATGGTTGAAAGACAGTGCTTTTGGTATTTAACTCATAAACTGTACAACAATTTAAGATGCTACGATCTGTATTTAAAAGCCGTTTCTGGTACGTTATTCCCAAACAAAAAATAATCAAATGAGTAAATACAAAATAATTGACCTTCCATATAATGTTAATGATTCAGATTGGCCTTATATGATCTTTATTACCAAGCTAATATGTAAACATCAGAAATACACTGGCTACAAGGAAGTTGAGGAATATGGAGTTGAGTTAGACTATTTCCTTGAGAAGACTGGTTTAAGAGTTACTAAAACTGGTTCTATATTGGTAACAGATGCCTTTTTTGATAAGTACAAACAACACATCTATTTCGATGGGAAAGAGAATGAAAGATACTATTTAGATCCAGATATATTTGAGTATGAGTATAATCTGGTAAAAGCCTTTAAAGACAGAGATCCAGTATGGTTTATACCAGATTCGGAATTCAATGCTTACGATATTGGAATGTTTAATGAACTACCAGAACAATTAAGAGGGTGATTCTTACGCAAGGTAAAGAGAGGAACTGGTAATCCAGCACAAATGATTCTTGAGAACACTTATAAGAAGTATGTGATTGATGGTAATCCGTTACCTTTTAGCGACCAAACAAATAAAGAGAAGGATTAACTCCCTCTCTTTTAAATGGTTATGTATTTGGGTTCGAGTTCAAAAGAAGCTCTCACTCTCTCCCAGAACATATTCTGTATCAGTACATTACTGGACTGTTGTATCTAACTAGTCGCAAATATAGAAAAGTTTTTCATATACTAAAAATAATTTGAAAATAATCTTCAAAAAACTTGCATATTTGAAATATTTGTTGTATATTTGTAGTATAAGAATTGAAGCCGAATCTGGCTAGATTAACAAACCCTTTAAAATATTGAAACTATGAAAGTTGAAAACGAAACCTTGGTATTTGATGTACCTAAATACAAGTTATCAGTAGATGATGGCCGCTTCTTCATCATTGATGAAACTATTCCGAAAGTAGTCGTTTATGTAGATACAAAAGAGAAACAAATGGCAGATTTAACTGGAGACAAACCAATAATTAACATTTATGGAGAATAAAACCGATTCAGCATCCCTCTCTTTACTTGCTGATATGTTTATGAAGCGATGAGGGATCAAACTTAATACATACGATTTCATCTACAACAGAACTGATTGTTGGTTTGATTGGAATGACAAGACCTATGAAGTTGAAGTAAAGAGAAGAAGATTTAATTCAGATAAATACCCTACTACAATCATAAATCTCGATAAGTACAAAGAGCTTGTAAATAGAAAAGCTATTCTTGTTGTGCTATTTAATGATTGTTGATATATCTGCAAAGACGTAGCTTCTGCATACATTAAAACAACTTCTATGTATGCAAAACACACAACAGATTGAGAAGGAGAATACGAATGATCCTATAAAGTTGAACTTAACTTAAACAAATTTACGAAATATGATTACTAGCGAAGAAAAAAGACAATTACACATCTTACTTGACGATGTATTAAAAAACGAAGAATATGTTGGAAAGGTTGGTTTAGTTGATTGAATAGATAAAAAAATCAGAGTTATCACATTGAAACTTGAAATTGATGAACAGAATATTTGGTAATTATGTTTGATCCATTTAAACTAAACATTAAGAAAACAGAGACTGGTTACGATGTATCTTATACTTGTACAGAAGATGAATTCTCTGAAGCAGAAATAGATTTGATAGAAGATATTCTAAAGAACTGGTATGATGATAAGCAACAATGAAATACTATTGAAGTGAATCCAACACTTTGAAGAATTGTTCCGAAAGTTCGGAGTTAACGAAGACTGCAAACAAATGATTTACTTGGATTTTCTTCAGTATGACAATGAAAAGCTAAATGAACTAAACGATTCTGGTGAACTGAAATACTGAATTGTACGATTTGTAAAAAACTATTGATTCTCTAAAACTTCTCGATACTACTCAACCTATGAAAAATATTACGAACACCACACAGAACTCCCAGATTAATATAAACGAACTCTTAAAAGACTACGAATTAGACTTCTCCCTTTTTACCGAAATAAGTGATAAATTATTAAACATCGAAGAGAAATGAAAACAGTTGAAAGAGACAGATAAAATAGTATTGATTCTATATGCGGAATATGGATCCTTACGCAAAGTAGCTTCATTACTTGGATTCTCTCATTCAACTATAGCAAAGTATCTTCAAGAAATACGTTCTAAATTATGTTAAATATTCTATGTATTGTGGTCGTTCTGGTTTACGGAATCGACCTCTCCGGCGTTGTGGATAGTTTAAGTGAACGCATTTGAAAATGACTTAATCCGAAAGTCAAATACAATGGATGGAGAATCCCAAAACCATTTAGTTGTTCTTTATGCTCCACTTTCTGAATTGGATTACTTTATCTCTTGCTTACTGGAACTTTTAGTTGATTTATGCTATTATATGTTTCTCTATTAAGCTTTTTTACTCCAGTTATAGCAAATATACTAATCCTATTAAAAGATAGCCTTATATGGCTTGTAAACAAGATGTACGAACTAATTAATTAACAAATATATTTTATGGAAAAACTTACGAAAGAAGAATTTGATTTTTTGAAGCAATATGAAGATAGGTTAGAAACAGCTTCTACTTCAGCATACATTAGACATCTGAATAGTTCTGTAGTTCACAAAATGAGAGAAATCTACTCCAGATTAATTGGAAAGACTTATTCTATGAATGAGAATTGTGGTGGCTGTATTTTAACCTTGTGTAGAAAACTAAACGTTCCTTACAATGAATATAAAGAAACAATCAAAGGGAACTCCACTGGATGCACAACAGAGACTGACACTGATACTCCAGAGATTAGCTGAGGGGAAGTCCAGACTGGAGATACAAAACGAACTAAAAAACAAGTACGGAGTAAGTCAGGTAACACTGAATAGTGACTTTTTGAAGGCTCTTGCAGAACTAAAGAATCAGCAGGAGCCTTTCACCAGTTCAATTAAACAAATAATAGCAGATAGATACGAAACTCTTTGAACAGCGGCTATGGAAAGAGGTGATCTGAAGACTGCTACAAATATCTTGAAACAAGAGTCTGATTTATTTGGTTTGAACACCATTAAACAAGATATTGATGTTAATGCTGGTGAATTTGAAATAACTTTCAATTAATGAAGTTACGTTATCCAGAATTAAAACCTTGACAGCAAGACGGATATAATTACATAGCCAATTCCCCAAACCAAGGAAAGATTCTAGTAATCAAAGCAAAACGACAAGTAGGAAAGAACTTTCTTGGTACTGCTGTATTATTGAACTATTGTTCAATGGGGAAGATAAATGCAATCCTTGAACCTTCCTTGAACCAGTGTCGAAGAGTCTTCAAACAAATAACTAAAGCACTCTCAAGATCTGGTTTACTTGCTTCTTGTAATGCATCTACTTTGACAATCGAATTCAAGAATGGAGCGGAGATAATGTTCAAATCCGCTGCACAAGGAGATAATCTTCGAGGTGACACTATTACTGGGATTTTAATCATTGATGAAGCTGCTTTTATAGAGGATGATGTTATAGAAACTATTCTACCTACTATAGATGCTAATAATGCTAATCTAATGATTATATCAACCCCTCTCTTTACTAGTGGCTACTTTTATGAGGAATACATCTCTGAAGGTTTGAATAAACTTGTTTTGGATTGGAATGATTATGATACATCTTGTTTCTTATCTGCGACCAAATTAGAGGAATATCGAAGACGATTATCCCCAAACAAATTCAAATCCGAATATCTCGGACAATTCATTACAGAGAATGGTTTGTTATTCAATAACTTACAGAACTGTATTGGAGAAGCTAAAAACACAAAAGAGATATTCATCGGGATTGACTTCGCTACTGGTTCAGGTTCAGACTATACCTCTATTGTCGGAATCAATCAGGATGGAGAACAAGTCTTCATAAAACGAATCAAAGATGTACCTCCAACTAAACAAGTTGAGTGGCTTGCTGACATTATCAACAGTTACAATGTTGTAAAGATTCTTGCTGAAAAGAATTCAATCGGAGCTGTCTATATTGATATGCTCAAAAAGAAAATAAAGATTCCTATAACTAATTGAACAACAACAAATAAATCCAAGAAGGATCTTGTTACTGCACTTCAATTAGCTTTAGAAAACAATCAAATAACAATCCTAGGGGATGAAAAGATGCTTGATGAATTGAGAAAGTATCAAGCGGAAGTAAACATCAGAACAAATACAGTCAGTTACAATGCTTCTGTTGGAAATGATGATGATGTTATTGCTCTTATGCTTGCTTACAAGGCTTATAAAGGCACTCTAGGAACATATTCAATAAGTATTATATAATGAAGTGAGAAAATATTTCAGTCAGACAATACTATGAAATTCTAGATATTCTTAATGAAGATTATTCAGGTGATGAGATTACACAGAATGCTGATTTAATTGATTGCATTTGAAAAGTACATTCGGAAGATGTATCAATTGTTCGATTTGGTGCTTACTTAAAAGAATTGGAGTTTCTTCAGCATCCTTATAAACCCAAAACTCCTAAAAAGGAATATCTTGTTAAAGGTATTACTTTTTGTCCAGTATTAGATGTTTCTAAAATTACTACTGCACAATATATAGACTTTCAAGAACTAATAAAGCGAGGTGATAAGAAGAACCTATTAAATGTATTCTTTATAAAGAAAGGTGAAGAATATGGACAATCTGATAATGCTGAACTGCTTTGGGAAAACCTCTCTTTAACTGATTTTGCAGATGTTCAATTTTTTTTTCTTCGATTGTTAAACAACTTAATGACGGATACCCTACTCTCTTCCAAAAAGATGCTAAAGAAGATGTATCGAAAGGAAAAGGATCCGATGAAGAAGGAGGAACTGATGAATCAGATGGCAACGATCAAGATGGCTCTTTTGGAGCTAAATGACAGTGAGTATCTTGAGTATCTGCAGTAAGTAAAGAACTTGGTATTAGTTGATTTGATACCTACAAGATTCAAGTTGTAGTCTTTTTAAATGTGATTTGTTTCTTGATAGATAAGTCAAATGAAGAAAAGAGACAGTTGGAACAATGAAAACGTAAACATTAATGGATGATATATTAGTAAGAATATTAAGAGACTATGGTGAACAGATCATCAACTCTTATCGACAAAAACTATATCAAGGAGGTTCAAATGCCACTGGTTTACTTGGTAACTCCCTTTCAACTACAGTTACTGCAGAAGATGGAATCTACGAAGTCAACTTAAACATTCAGGATTATTGGAAATATGTTGAGTATGGTAGATTACCGGGTTCTTTTCCTAACATAGACGCAATTCGGAAATGAATCCAAGTAAAGCCAGTAATACCAACTGTTCAAAACAACGGTAAGTTACCAACACTTGAACAACTAACATTCCTAATCTCCAGAGGAATTGCAGAAAATGGTATTGAGCCAAGATACTACTTAAATGATACATTAGATGAATTAGACCTAACTCCATTAGAGGAAGGTATCACAAGATCGTTAGAACAAAAATTTGATGAAGGATTAAGCATTTTCAAAAATGGATAAAATTAAAATATTTGCTCAAGCATACACAATACCCAAAAATGGTGGAGTATTCTGGTATGATGTATTATCAACATACAAAGACATCAGCTGAAATGATGTAGAATTCAACATTACTGGTGCTTCTGTTGCTGAAAGAGACACAACTAATGATAGATTCTCTTTGAACTTCTCAAGTACCACTACTACAAGAACTATTAGTGGTACTATTCAGTTCAGATTTACAGATGGAGAATATTATACATACGACTTTTCCACAACTCAGACTGGAGATTCTGGATATACTTATATACAAGACAACATTCAAAGTGAGATTGTTGCTGGAGATTCAAACAAATGAAGTGTTCGAATTAAATCAAATGAGTCATTTAGTTCTCCAGCTGTAACTATTTGGAAATATGATAAAACCAATCATTTAGTACAATACAATGGTGGTATAGATTGACCAGTCACATTAACAGAAGACTATTCTGATGCATATTTGTTTAACTCAATTTCCGAATTTAGAGATGCTTGTCTTGCAGGTACTATCACAAATGGAAAATGGGTTTATGTGAAAGGTGTAGCACAAGATGTTAGGTGGGTGGATAGTTCTTCTTTTGCTTATTTAACTTTCACAGATCCAAATAGTAACTATGAATTAAGTGTTATCAATGTGTATAATTTGGGAAATGTACCATACACAAGCTCTAATTATACTGATGCACAATACATCACTACACTTGGATTCAGTTATAATTCTAGTACTACTTGGGGAAGTAATACATACTCTGTAGCATCATCAAGACTTCCATTTGCCTATACACAGAATGGTGTAACTACAACTCCCGGAGCAAGAGAAGGAAGAACTCCAGTTGAACCAATCTTTAGCGGATATAAAGCATCTGGTATGTTTTATCGAAATGATTTAGGAGTACAAGCTTTTAATTATATGGTTATTAAGGATGGAAGCAAGGAAATAACAACCACAATACTTAAACAAGCTGGACAAGCTGGAAGTATTAGTGTTGAATATCCTACAATGACTGTATCAGGAAGAATTGATACTTATTATAACAAGATAACTCATCCAAATATCGCAGTTTCTAACATTTCTTATTCTGCTTCTGGAACTGGAGCTATTACACCTTCTATTGTTACAATAGATGGGGAACAGTATGTTAAACTTGAAGTAGTTACAAGTAATATAGGTGCAGAATCTAGTAGGTCTAAAACTGTAACTGTTAAAGGAGTGGATGGTACAGATGTCACTAGAACTACTGAATTTACAATTACACAGACAAATGATGAACCTAAAATAAATGTTACTCCTTTATATGCTTCTGACCAACCTTTGCAAATCGGATGGCAAGGACAAGATGTAACATTCCAGCTTAGTTGTGTTAATATTGCGTCTATTGATGAAGTTAGATGGAGTATGGGAGTACCTGCAGAGCAGCAATCTCTTGAATACACTTTAACTGAAAAGTCATACGGATGGGATTGTGTTGTTACAATTCCTCAGAATCCAACTGAAGATTACAATCAGAGTAAGATCATCTTTAAAGGTACTACTACTTACACTCCTGCTTCTTCTGAATATAATTATCTGGATTCTCCTTATGTAAGGCAAGAAGCTACA